GTGCCGTCGGTGTAGATCACATAGCCGTTGGCGTCCAGAACCAGGGTGTAGGCGTCGTTCAGGTCGTAGGACAGATTGCTGTCGTCCTTCACGGCGTCAGTGTAGTTCTTGGAGTACTCGTACTTGGTGCCGTCCACGGTGACATTCTTCTTCTCGGTGTAAGCGGTCACCTTGCCCTCGACGGTCTCAGCCAGGTCGATGGTCTTGATCTCCTTGTTGGCCACAGTGATCAGGACATAGTCCTCATCGGAGTAGCTGTCCAGGTAATCAAAGTCATCGGAGGACAGAGTGGTATCCTTGACGTCCACGAAGGCCTCGTCCAGAATGTCCAGCTCCAGCTCCTCGTCGTTCTTGTCGTAGTCGCCGTCAACCTGAGCCACATAGGAGTTGATGACAGCGATGACCACGTCGTTGGAGTCATCGTCGATGAACACCTCGGTGGTGGCGCCCTTCTTGATGACATCCTTGCCGGCGTCATCGTCGTTGTTCTTGACGATGTAGTCGCTCAGATTCACCTTCTGAGCCACGCCGTCCACGACCACGGTGAAGTCGGCGTCGCCGTTCTTCAGGTCGTTGTAGACGTCGCTGCCCACCAGATCGTACAGGTCCTGCTTCTCGACGGTGGCGGTGTAAACAGCGTCAGCGTCGTCAGCGTAGGTGCCGATCTCCTTGTTCTCATAGGTCCACTTCACGGAAGGACGGCCGAAGTCATCGTCCGCGCCGTCGGCCTTGACCAGGTCGCCGTCGTACAGATCCTCACCCAGCTGGATGGTGTACTTGCCGTCCACCTTGGTGCTGTCGATCTTGGCGTACTTGCTGTCGGTGCCGGTGCGGGAATCATAGGTAGCCTTGCCGCCGGAGATGACGATGTCACCCACCTGCACGTCGCTGCCGTTCTTCTCAGCCTTGACCAGATCAGCCTCCAGGGCGTTCAGGACCATCTGAGCCACGTCGTTGCGGGTCAGGGCCTCCTTGGCGCCGGTGGCAACGCCGTCGAACAGACCGGCGGTGCTGCCGTTCTTGGTGGTCTCCACCAGCCAGTCAGAGCCGAAGTCGGCGCTGTACTGGAAGTAGCCCAGGGCCTTCAGCAGCATCAGGGCAGCCTGACCGGTGGTGACAGTGTCGCTGCCGCCGTAGGTCTTGGCGTCGTAGCCGCTGGTGATGCCGTTGGTGTAGCAGGCGGCCACATAGGGCTCAGCCCACTCGGGCACGTCGGTGAAGGGGCTGGTGCCCTTGTAGCTGGCCACAGTGTAGTCCAGCAGGTTGCACATCACAACCGCCATCTCGTTACGGGTGACCTTGGCCTCGGGATTGAACTTGCCGTTCTCATCGCCGACCATGATGCCGACGGTCTTCAGGACCTCAATGGCTTCCTCGTTCTGCTTGGAAGTCACATCGGCATAGCTCGCGGCGCTGCTGCCCATCACCATCAGACCAGAGATCATGGTCGCGGTGAGGCCCAGGCTGAGAGCACGCTTCAGGTTTCTCATTGGAATTCCTCCTTGATTTTTTCAAGCTGTAGGGGTGGGTCAGACTTTTCTGAGACCGGACGAAGTTTTCCATATCTTAGAATATATTTAACATAAAATAGGAAAATTACCGGTCATAGGAAAGCATAACTATCCTTGCTTGTACCTTGGAGGTTATCTATATTATAGCACTTTGACCACGTTTTTGCAATACTTTTTGATGTAAAAAGTTGAAAATTACCGCTCTTTTTATAAGGCTCAATATCGAAAATTGGTAGACCAAATAGAATTGCATGGTAATGTGGCCTTAAAGTTTCAGAACCATACTCACCAGCGGCAAAAAAACGAATCTTGTTTTCCGGGAAATGGCGGCGAAGACGTTTCATCCACAGTTGAAAGTCACGCTTCCTCAAGGTCAAGGCCGGAGCCTGCTTACCAGTATCAGGGTCGGATGACATAACACGAGGAACATACTTGTCATTATATGTGATGGTCGCAAACCACACCTGGTCCGGGGGATAATACTGAGCCTCAAGCATACAACGATTGGCCCATTGGCGGGAGTAGTCCAGGCGACAGCCTATACACTTGCCGCAAGGGATTTTAACGGCAGGACCTTGCAACGGAGGACGAATCTGCAAATCTTCCCACACAGAGTCCTTAAAAGGTCGGATAACATAGTGGGTTTTTCCGTTAGGATTCACACCATTGGGGATTCCAATGAGAGGGTAATAGCAAGACAAGAGTTATCTCCTTCCAAAAATATCACGCAGAAAATCAATCGCTTTCCAAAGAACGTTCTTTGTCAACCAGAGCAAACCAAACATGAGGGCAACCACAAGTAGAGATTCCATATTCTCACCTCCTCTCAGGTCCATTATACCATACTCTAGGTATGGTGTCACTCGGGCCCTATACATCAAGGAGATAGGGCCCGAGCGGCTATCATTTGTACTTCGATAGAACGGCATCCATAGTTTCGTCCCAGCGACCAAAGGAGGAATTCCAAGCACCTTTAACGCGATCTAAAAGCTTCTTACCAGAACTAGCTACATCATCAACAACGTCTCCGACATTCTCAGCAATAGCGCCGGGATAATTCCAAACGGAACCAGGGTACATCTTCTTCATATCAAACTCAGCATCTATACCCATCTGCTTGAGTTCCTTGTTAATCTCACCATTGATACGAGCAACTTCCGTAGAAGTCCAGGACTGGAGCTGATAGCCATACCGCTGAGCGGCGGCGGCAACCTGAGCATTGATTTTACTGGCCGCAACCTGGGCTTGAGTGTTACTGATGGACGTAGTGGCCTGGAGCTGGGCAATCCAACGACTAGTAGCGGCGGAGATATTGGCGGTACTGAGCTGAGTCTGGCTATTCAGCTCGGCGGTATATTTAGACATGGCGTTGTACTTCTCAGCGACCGCAAGATTAGTCTGAGCAGACAAGCGCTGATTCTCCAAGCTCACCTGAGATTGGAGAATGGAACCAAGGATTCCAGCAATGGCGGAGTTAGCAGACGTATCCGTGGACGCAGTAGCGCCGGAGGTAGTGGCGGCCCCTTGGCCACCGTTTACAGAGAGGACAGGGTTGAGGCCGGCTTTCTTCAAATCAGCAACCTCACGCTGGTGGGCAGTGCTGGACATACGCTCTTGCCAATCACGGTTAATCTGAGCTTGCTGAGCAGACCAGGCATTGTTTTCGGCGGCGTTCTCTTTGATCATAGCGGCGTACTTATCGAACATATCCGACACAGAGGAGCCAGCAGAAGAAGAGCCGCCGGAGCTCCAATTAGGGTTAGAACGACCTCCAATGTCCTGAGAGACTTTTTGAGCGGAGCTAGGCATATGCACTCATCCTTTCTTAAAACGCCCCCTGGAAGCTTCCAGGGGGCTTTATGGCAGTTTTAATGGTGGTCAATCAGACCGGGGATAGAATACAGCGGCATATTACGAGTAGAATAGTTCTGCACGTAAATATCGCAGAAAAACTGGTTAGCGAGATTGTCAGAAACAGCGAGGACACGGTTGATAGTGGCGGGGTCCTCGTGAATCCAGGCATCAGACAAAGCGGGCATCTTAGAATAATCATCAGCCAAGTGCCAAACATCCAGGGACTGGGCGTAGCTCGAACGCATTTCACCAGAAACTCGGGAAGGCTTATAGCGGTAATCAGCCCAAGCTTCCTGATAGCCAAAAACCTCATCGTCCTGAGCATTGCCTTGAGCGTAAATTTCCTTATTCAACACAGCTTGCTCACCGATATTGGCGAACTCAGGCCAGTAATAGTCAAACATGGACTTACGGGACCAAAAACGCTCAATGCCCTGCTGATAAGTATGGTCATAACGAGCAACCATAACGCCAATCACAAAACCATGCTCAACAAAGCTTTTAGTGAAATCAGAGTGAACGTCGGTAGTAAGAGACATAGCACCAGTATCACCGAGAGGCGTAGAACCGGAAACGGTCCCAGAATTTTGAATAACCTGATTAATACTGACAGGAATACGATTGCCACCAAGATACTCAGGACGTTGAAGACGAGCATCCGGGGAAGTAACTCCAAAATGGGCCTTAAGGGTCTCAATGTACCGGGAACCACCTCTAGCGCTCCTTTCATAAAATTTTTGGATCTGGAATGCAGTACGAAGCTGATTGATAGTAGCAACAGAAACAGTGTTATCAAACTGAGCCCAAAGGTTAGCAGGATAACCGACAACGCCATTATCAATGGTCGGGTCCAAATCGCTATTACCATCTTTCGCAAGCCAATACGCACCACCGAACGCATTCTGATGAACAGAGCCAGCATGATAGCCAGCACCAAAATTGCTATTACCATTAGGGATATAAACATTGTACGGATAATTAAGCAAATCCTTAGGAACAGGCTTATCCATCGGTACAACCGGCGCATTGCCAAGCTGGGCAGTATTGATGGTCACATCAGGACCTTTCTGAGGAGAAGGGAGACAGGATGTAAAATAATCCCGGAACTTATTTGCAACAAAAGGCTTACCACCTTTGGCAACGTCAGAGACATAGTTACCAGTATTCACGCCTTGGACAGTAGCATCATCCACGGGGATATTGAGAGGGTCGGTAAGATTCTCAGAGCGAAACCACTCATTCATAATAAGGGCGTAAGCTCGGAAGGGGAGAGCGGAAACAGAGAGGCCTTTCACACCAGTAGGGACACCCATATAGTCAGCCAAAGTGCCGACTTCCCAACCATTAGCGGGAGCAGTCAGCTGGGGGACCTCATACTCAACCTGGGGAATCCAAGCAGATTCAGTGTTCTCACCCATAAACTGTTTCCAATGTTCCCATACCAGGCGGTTTGGAACAAAGAAATAATACGTATCAAGATAGACGTTATCCATGACAGGAGTCAAAAGGGTCTGCATACGGACAACTTTGGAAGTACGAACCTGAAAAGTATCGCCAGGAAGAACCTCATCAACGTAGAAGGGAATCACCTGGCCAGCATTAAAAGTAGTCTTGTGAGAAAAATTGCGAGGAAACTTGGAACGAGACATATCCAAACGAACAGGGTTAGTAGCAAAACGAGAGTTAGCGTTTCTACTCATTATTTGACCTCACTTTCTGCGGGGCTAGCGGTCTGTACCTCCGGGGGCTTCTGGTCAGGCGTCGAAGGCTTGGTGGGGAGTTGTTCAGGAGATATTGGACTCTGAGAACTGACAATCCCAAGATCTACAAGGGTCTGAGGATTATCCAGAGAGGCGAGGAACTTATTGAAATCATGACCGAACTTGGCACGGACCTCAACAGGGAGATGGGTGAAATAGTCCTCAGCACCATGCATGGTATTAACCACATCAGCATAGGTGGTAGGAAACTCGGTCAGATCCGCATAGAACATCTGACGCTTTGCAAGAGCAGTCGTATCACCAGCGGCGAAGCGGGCAAGGATAACATGGATGTCGGTACTCTCCTTGTGAGACTGGATAAACTGATAAAGAGACTCCTTACCAACCTCTTTGAGCTCCATGTGACCGGAGGAATCAAAGGAAGGGGAGTAGAGAACCTTATCAGGGTCCCCAGGGTTAATATTAACCCTGGGGTGATCCTCGATGGCCTGAGAAACGGTACGGAACATCATCAAAAATCAATCTCCTTTACGACTCGAATATACTCATCAGAGGTAACAACCAACTCCTGGACAGCAACAGCGGTGCGCTTAGCTTCAGGAAGGGTCTTACAAGGGAAAGAAGCACGGTTACGGCCCTCTTTCATAATCTCAACGTAATACATCAGCCTACAACATCCTTTCCGTCCTTGATAAGAACAGGCAACTTTTCAGGGGTCAAAACGCCTGTATCAGTATCGAAAGAACCAATACGGAAAAGCTGAAAATCAGAGCGATGCGTAAATAACACATCATGCGACTGCTCAATAGCTGACTCAAAATTACGCATAGCAACAGCATCATTACTGCTATAGGTAGGAGCCATAAAGTCAGACTTAATATCACGCATAGAGTAGACAAAAACATTCATTTAATATACCTCCAAAAAATATCACTGGCATGAGTAATGCTCCGAATATCCTCAACAGTATAAGCGCGACAAAAATTATAACAGTCTATCGGGTCATAAGCAGTAACAACAAACATACCGGGAACATCCTTAGACTGTTTAATGGACGGGGACTGAAAACCAAGACGGCGCAAAAGAGCACGCATAGAACGACAAGGAAAAGGCTCTTTCATAGCGAAATACCACCTCTAGGAATATACGGGTCAATGTTAATCTTCTTGGCCTTCACGGCAGTGCGGCGGAACTTGGCCTTATCACCTTTACCGGCTCTCTTTCTCATAAAACTCAATCTCCTCTCTTAACCACATAGCGGCAAATCTATAAGCCGAAGCCTTACCGCTTGCATACAGCGAACCTTCGGACGCAAGCTTATCCTGATGGTC